ATATGCAATATCATATTTATCAATATCGTAAATATGCCAGCATTCATTATCGGCGGATCCCAACAAATACTTGTATTCATTTACTACATTGCAAATATAATTTGCGGATCTTTCCGAAACTTTCCGGGCGGTTTTGGGATTATACATAAATTCCCGGCCTTTTACGGTTTTAGCAATAATTTTCACTTTTGGTTTTTCCTTTCTATATTTGATTTTAAGCTGTCGCCAGCTTTGGAAATAGAGCTTTTATTATCGGGAAAAACTCTTTAGAAAAACCGTGCCATTGCTGGCTTTATCTTGTGCTTTCCTCTTGCGCAAGAATCATTTCCACAAGAGCCGGAAATAGTGGATCCTTTTCCGCTTTATATTCCGTGCTATGTTCAATGAAAAGCACATAGTCGCATTCACTACAACTTTTGCAATTTGTGCAATGTTTCGGCTCAATGCCAGCATATTTTTCAATGCCGCAAAAGCAAATATGAACTTTTGCGTTTTTGCTCTTCAAATACTTGTAAAGTTTCATAATATAGTCACAATGACCATAGTTAAAACCAAAACCGGGAATGCAAGACTTTACAATATTAGCATTATCTAAACCGTCGAAAAGCTTTTCAAACTCTTTTACTTTTGTATAAGTCCAAAAAATAGTATGCTGGCAAGTTTCCGCAATCCGCCGCCACATTTCTGCATATTCTTTATTGAAGAAATCCCCGGCGGCATGGATCCGGCAAAGCTCTATATTTTCCGCTTTAATTTGTGCTATAATTGCTAGCTCTAAAAATTCCATATATTCCCGGGCTAGAATTGTACGGATTGCAAGATATGCTTTTGTGGTATCATAGTTATAATTGCCAGTAAAAGCATAGCAAGAAATCTTTCCGTCTTTATCCATGCAAGTGCAAGCGCAAGTTCCGTTAATATCCACATAAAGCGGTTCATTCTCATTTACTGTCGTATAGGAAACAAGCTTTCCATAGAATTTGCTATCTTTCTTTTCGCATACTTTCCACGCCGTGCAAAGTGCAATGTTTACATGCCAGCTCTTGTTGCCCGGCAATGTGCTAAAATGCCAAGCGCCTTTTCCAATTTTATCATTACCGTTCACAAGCGGCGGCGTTATCCACATTCCGCCATTGATAGGGGAAAGGATCTTGCCTTTCTTGTATTCAATGCCAAAGCTGGCATAGATCTTTTTACGGTTCTTTCTTTCTTTCCGTGCGGCCTTTTCGGCGGTTCTTCTTTCTTTACGGTTCATGATACAAGCCCCTTTTCAATTAAATTTAATAGTCAATAACTATTCTAGTGATATACTACCACACTATATTATAATAGTCAATAACTATTTATAATAAAGTATAGATAATAACTATTATTAACAATTTGTTCATAACTGTTTAAGCGATGTTCATGAAATATTTAAGTTATGTTTTCATGAACATTGCCGGGCGAAAACTATTAATATTTGTCATGGATAATATGAGATATTATAATACATAGACAAACAGGCAATAATAACTAGACAATAAAAGGAAAGTGTATAAAAATAGGCGGATCCGGCGTGTGAGTTTCGTTCAATAAATATTATGCGAAACTCAAAGTTACAATTCTATCTGTTTTTGGCTGTATTTGTAACTATTGTAATTGAATTGTAACATGTGGAAAGATCTGGTCCGGATCTGTCCGCCAGCGGCGTACGCTAGTCCGCCAGGGGAATACACCCGGAGGATCTGGGGCCGGGTAACCCCCTCATCCTCCCCAAAAAACAAAAAGGCCTATCTCCCTCTTCCAGGCATGGATGGTATGGGGATAGACCGTGTGGTATAGATTTTGATGGTTATGGCTGGTTATTTGATGGTTGTTTACTGGTTAAGGGAGCAGATATGGCAGAATTGGCGAGATATACCCCCATAACGGATGGATAAGGGATTGATATTGCGTTGCGGTTCCTGCTGGCTGCTGCGCTTGTAGGCGGAACTTTCTTTCTCTTTATATTCTCTTTCTTTTTCTTATATTCTTTATTTATTAGATTGTTGCGATTTGCTTGTTATCTGCCTGTTAAGTTGTTTGCGATGGGTACAGCATCAAGGGCGAAAAAGTGCCGTATTTACTGGGTTTTTTGAGGATTGCTACCTTGCGATGAACCTTGTTAAAAAATGGCACCCCCCCCTATTTTAGTATACACCTGTATACTCAGAGGTGCGGTTTGTATACTTTTCATGTTAACTTTAGTTGCGTTGGGAAGAGGTCAAATTTCTCATTTTGGTAGCGTGTGTATACTGGGAGGTTACAGGTGTTCCTTTTTTGAAGAACGCAAAAATGATAGAATGTGTGCAAGATATGTGTGGGGCGTATCTTTTGGTATTGATGTGAAGCGTGGCACGGCAGGGATGGGCGATGCTGCGCTGGCATAGGCGATCCGTGGATACCCCACTATCTGCGGATCGCTTTTTTGGTTCTATGGAGGGAATTGGATGGTATGTGAAGAGTACGAGCGGCTGATACCGAGGATGATTGATCTTGGTACGCCGGAGAGCTTGACGGATGCGCTGAAGCTGTGCAAGGCGTATGAAAAGGATAATTCCACGGTCATCCTGGATGAGGCCGGAGAGGAAGCGGAGGAAATCGCTGAGAAAACCGAACTGTTCGACCAGGGCAACTTTGATCGTGCGCATGCCTGGGCGAGGCAGATTCGGTATAAGGCCAGCCAGCTTGCCAAGAGTGGGCAAGGGAGGCCGATGCTGGATCTGTATTACCAATGCCATCTGTTTGATGCCCCTTATTGGTTTGACAGCTTTTGTATATACATTGAACGGAACCGGGCAAAGGAAAAGCAATTTTATCTACCCCGGCGAAAGCAGCTCCTGCCGATAACCGAGGCCTTGCAGGATATGGAGGACGGCAAGATAGATATGCTTGGTATCTCCATGCCTCCCGGCACAGGCAAGACCACGCTGGCTGAGTTCTATCTGGCGTGGCAATGCGGCAAGCATCCTGATCTGCCAAACCTTATTGGTTCCCATAACAATTCGTTTTTAAACGGTGTGTATGGAGAGATGCTGCGGATCCTGGACCGCCGAGGCGAGTATCTCTGGGGCGATGTCTTTCCGACCATGAAGATCATCAACACAAACGCCAGGAGCATGATGATTGATATAGGCCGGGATCGGAGAGATGGCAAGCGGTTTATGACCTTGGAGTTTTCTTCCATCGGTTCCGGCAATGCTGGTAAAGTCAGGGCGATGAATCTGCTTTATTGCGATGACCTGGTAGATGGCATCGAAACGGCGATGAGTAAAGATCGCCTGGATAAGCTCTGGCAGCAATATGTGACCGACCTCAGACAGAGAAAGGTCGGCACGAGAGCGAAAGAGCTTCACCTAGCGACCCGGTGGAGCCTCTATGACATTTTAGGCCGCCTGGAGCGTGAGTATGAAAATGACGAGCGTGCCAGGTTTATCCGCTTCCCGGCCCTAGACGAGAATGACGAGAGTAATTTTGATTATCCCTATGGTTTGGGTTATACAACGGAGGCCCTGCGGTTCCAGCGTGACATTATGGATGATGCCAGCTGGAGGGCGTTATACCAGAACGAGCCGATCGAGCGTGAGGGCAGATTGTTCGACCCGGAGGAGCTGCGGCGATACTCGGTCCTGCCGGAGGGCGAGCCGGATGCGATCCTGGCGGTATGCGATACCAAAGAGCAGGGCGGCGACTATGCGGTCATGCCGATTGTGTACCAGTATGGGCCGGACTATTATGTCGAGGATTTTGTCTGCTACAACGGCAAGGTCGAGGTTGTCGAGGACATGGTGGTCGATAAGCTGCTGAAGCATAATGTTAAGGTGTGCCGGGTTGAGTCTAACCGTGGTGGTCAGATCTTTTCTGAGAATGTCGCCAAGCGTGTGAAAGAGGCTGGCGGCATAACCAGCATTCAAACCAAGTGGACCCAGAGTAACAAGGAAACGAGGATCCTTACTGGTTCCGTCTGGGTGAAGCAGCGCTGCCTGTTTAAGATGGAGGCGGATTACAAGGCCGATAAGGAATACCGGGATGCTATGAATCTGTTGTATTCCTATTCCATGTCCGGCAAAAACAAGTTTGACGATGTGCCGGATGCCATGGCAATGCTCTCTGATTTCTGTCAATCGTTCAGTTCTCAGAAAGTAGACATCCTCCGGCGGTTCTGGTGAGGTAGCGTGTGTGTACAATTTGGTGCGTTTTGTGATATTCGTTCTGGTCTTTATTGTGTTAGCCCAGGAAATATGGTACAATATATAGTGTAAAAGTACCGAAAAACAGACAAAAGCGGAATAAAATGGAACCTGAGATTCCAATTCCGCTTTTTTCTTTAAGCAGCCAATTGCTTGTTATCTGCGAGCTTTTGGTCTGCTTTTTTGCGTAATTATGCGACCTTTCACTTTGGGCATGGGTGAAAGTGC